CGCGACGACGGCGAACTTCTACGACCGCATGAACCGCTACGCCTATACGCAGTGCGAGTGGATCGGCGCAGGCCTCGGCCAGATCGACGAGCTGAAGGAAACGCAGGCGGCGGCGCTCCGGCTGAAGATGAACCTGACCACGCTGGAGTTCGAGCATCGCCGGTTCGGGATGGACTGGCGGCGCGTCATCCGGCAGAAGGAACGCGAGAAGAAGATCCTCGACGCCGCCGGGCTGTCGGCGGAAGTGGATTCGAACATGCTGAATGCCGCGAGCGGGTCGCCGCGTTCGCCAGACGGCGAGGGGGATTGATCATGCTGCAAACGCTTCTCGCGCACGTCGCTTCCGGCGCGCTCCTCGCCGGAGCCGGCCAGGAAGGCATGTTTCAGGCTTGCCTCGAAGGCCTGATGAAGGACGAGCGGGCGGAAGAGCTTGTCGCCTCGACCGAGATCGCGTCGGAGGATGACGATGACTTCTGGCCGACCGCTGACGAGATCGAGCGCGGGTCGTTCAAGGCGTTTCTGCGACCGTACCGGGTCAGTGACGACGGCATACTCCAGATCCCGGTCTTCGGCGTGCTCTTGCATCGCTTCCCCTATGCCTTCGGGAGCTATGCGACCGGCTACGACTACATCAAACGGGCGTTCGATCGCGGCGAGGCCGACGCGAACGTGAAGGGTATTGCCCTGATCGGCAACAGCCCTGGCGGCATGGTCGCGGGCTGTTTCGAACTCGTCGATCACATGAACGCGGCGAAGACGAAGCCGCTGCGCGCTTACGCGGCCGATCACGCCTACTCGGCCTGCTATGCGGTCTTCATGCCGGCCGACACGATCTCGGTTACGCGCTCGGGTGGCGTCGGTTCGGTCGGCGTCGTCACGTCGCACGTCGACTTCACCGGCTACATGGAAAACGCCGGGATCAAGATCACCTTCATTCAGTTCGGCAAGCACAAGACGGACGGTTCGCCCTACAAAGAGCTGTCGGATGATGCAAAGGCGCGCATTCAGGCAAGAATTAACAAGCTCGGGATGCTGTTCGTCTCGACTGTAGCGGCCGGGCGCGGTATGGACGAATCGGACGTTAAGGCTACCGAGGCCTTGACCTACGATTCGGACGAGGCAATCGAGATCGGTTTTGCCGATAAGATCGAGAGCCCCGAAGACGGGCTCAAGGATTTCGCAGCGGAGCTTAACTTAGAGGACGAGCAAATGGCACAAGGTCAGGACACGGGCAAGAAGACCGGCAACGAAGATGAAGCTGCGGTTAACGCGGCCCGTGCGGAGGGCCGCGAGGCCGGCGCGAAGGCGGAGCGCGAGCGGATCGGCGCGATCCTGAAGTGCGAGAACGCCGAGGGCCGCGAGGCCGCCGCCATCGAACTCGCTCTCGACGAAGAGACGAGCTTCAGCGCCAAGACCGCAAATACCGTTCTCGGCCGCATGCCGAAGGCGGTCGTCGGCAAGCCGAACGCCACGCGCGGCAAGGAAGCCGAAGAGGGCGACGAGGACGAGGACGAGGGCGAAGAGGCTTCGGCCCCGAAGGGCGGCAAGCCGAAGGCCAAGGGCAAGGATCACTTCTCGGCCCACATGGACCAGGACAAGCAGCCCGACACCGAGGCGACCGGCGGCAAGACCGACGAGAGCGCGTCCGACGACGAGAAGATGGCGAACGACATCCTCGGCTCGTATCACAACGCGGGCGGCTACGTCGCGTCCAAGGACAAGCAGAAGGCGGCGTCCTGACGCCGCTTAAAAACCGGGCGTCGCCGGCCGGCGGCGTCCACACCTTGAACCACCTACGACGAGGGAATCCCTATGGTGGAAAACACTCCGCGCGAAACGCCCGGCATCGCGGGATTCGCGTCCAAGTCTTTCGGCACCCGCGAGCGGCGCACGGGCGACATCCTGGAAAAGACGTTCACCTACACGGTGAAGGCCGGCCAGCTCCTTCCGATCGACCTGATCGTAGGCTTCGAGGACAATGACCCGACCGGGGAGATCGTCCCGGCGACCTACAACGCGGACCCGGATCTGGCGGTCAAGCCGATCGGCGCGCTCACGGCTTCGGTCGATACGTCGGCGGCGGCCGGCGGCGCTTGCACGATCGACGTCGCCCGCACCGGGTCCTGGAACCCGAACTACATGGTCTGGCACGACAGCTTCGACACCGAAGCCAAGCGCAAGCTCGCCTTCGAAGGATCGCCGTCGCCGACGCAGGTGATGATCCAGGCGGTGCCTTACGACAACACGGCCGATGTCCCGGTGGAGCTGAAGTCCACCGCCGACCTCACGAAGGCCTGATACGAGGAGCGAAGAAGGAAGACCATGGAAGTCGAACACACTCATTTTTCGACGAGCACGCTCCTCGGCGTCATGCGCCAGATGGAGCCGATCCCGAACTACTGGCTTCAGAGCTATCAGTCGACGTTCCGGTCTCAGACCGAGGACATCGACTTCTCGAAGATGACGAACAAGCGCAAGATCGCGCCGCTCGTCGTCCCGACCGCTCAGGGCAAGCCGATCTACGACGCTTCCGAGCGCATGTTCTCGGTGCGGCCGGCCTACTCGAAGCCGAAGGACGCTGTCGACGAGACGCGGATGATCAAGCGGCGCGCCGGCCTCGGCGAGCTGATGACCGATCGCCCGCTGACGCCGCAGCAGCGTTACAACGCCATTGTCGCCGACATCGTTCGCGAGCACCGCGAGGCGATTTTCCGCCTTTGGGAATGGCTGGCGGCGCAGGCCTCGCTCTACGGCAAGGTCACGCTGGAAGGCGAAGCCTACCCGCGCACCATCGTCGACTTCGAACGTGCGGCCAACCAGACGATCGTCAAGACGACCGGCACCTATTGGGGCGACCCTGGCGTGTCGATCAAGAAGGACATCGAGTCCTGGCGCTTCCTGGCGCGTCGCGCGAAGTTCGGCGGCCCGCTCAATCGCATGACCGTCACGCCGCGCGTTTGGGAAGTCATGCGCCAGGATGACGAGCTGCGCGAGGAGATGAACCTGAACTATCGCACGGCTTCGACCTCCGGGACGAACCTGAACTTCGGCATTCGCGAAGGTCTGGACGTCGAGTATGTCGGCGCGATCGGTGGCAATCTGCGCGTCTTCGTCTACTCGGACTATTACGAGGACGGCGACGGCAACCAGATCCCGTTCATGCGGGACGGCGATGTCCATCTCGAAGGCCCGAACCTGATGGGCACCCGCGCGTTCGGCGCGATCCGGGACAAGAAGGCGCAGTTCCAGGCGCTCGAAATCTTCACGAAGATGTTCGACGACGAGGACCCGTCCGCGACCTTCATCCTGTCGCAGTCGGCCCCGCTGATGGTGCCGATCAATCCGAACGCCACGGTGCTCGCGTCGGTCCTGCCGGACGAGTGAGACGCCTAGTCTCGGCGGTTCGCCGCCGAGGCTTCCACCCCTTGTTTACCCTCAGAAGGAAGAGCCGTTATGGCGAAGAAGGAAGCCTCGACCGGCGTGAAGGCCATCGCCCTCGTCGCAATCGAGTTTGCGGTCACGGTCGGTCAGCGCCGTACCAACGACAAGCCGGCGGTTCCGCCGAAGTTCAAGCGCGTCAAGCCGAACGACAAGATCCTGATCACCAGCGAGAAGTTCGAGGAGCTGAAGGACCGCGCGGTTCGCGAGGCGACGAAGGACGAGAAGTTCGGCGAGTTCATCGATCTCACCGACATCAACCGTTCGCCGAACGACGCCGAGATCTCGGCCGCCGCGCGTTCGCAGGCGCAGTCTGTCGAGGGCGCGGACAGCGGCTCGGCTTCGACCGACCAGACCTCGAAGAGCACGACCGGCGGCAAAGGCTCGAAGACGGCCAAGGCCAAGACCGAGGGTGGCGAAGGCGGCGAAGGCGGCGAAGGCGGCGAAGGCGGCGAAGGCGGCGGCGAGGGCGGCGACGACCCCGACAACCTCCTCGGCTGATCATGTTCGACTTCGCTGAAGAGAAGGCGAAGGCAAGGCGGGTGCTGCATGAAATACTGCGGGTGCCCGCCTATCTGTTTCGCAGCGGCGATACGAATCTCGATCCGATCGAGATCCATGTTCGGCCGCATATCAAGTTCGCCGAGATGGGCGATATCAAGGGCACGTCGTTCGCCTATTCCGAGCGCGAGACGGTCCAGCCGAAGATGATCTTCTGGCGCGACGAGATCGAGCCGAAACGCTTCGACGTCGTTACGCTGAAGGACGGAACGGCATATCGTGTCGACAGCCTGGAGCCGCCGGACGGGCAGACCGTCAGGGCGAACATCGTGGCGCTGTCCAAGTCCGACGCCGAGAACTACGATAGGCCGAGCTGATGGCTGAGGGCTTCGCTGTCTTCGTCGAAGGCCTGAAGGATATCCCGAGCGCGCAGGACATGCACGAAGCCCGCCGCCGCGCGGCGCGGATCGCGACGAACGATACCGCGACCTGGGCTCGAACGCGGTCGCAGCGCGAGATCGAGAAGCAAGTCGCGTTCCCCACCGGCTACCTGAATCCTGCCGGCGGTCGACTGGCGGTTCGCAAGCGCGCTTCCGATAGCGACCTGGAGGCGATCGTGACGGGCCGGGGCCGGCCGACGTCGCTCGCCCGGTTCGCTCGCGGCACCTTGACGCCCGGCAAGCGAGACGGCGTCACGGTCGAGGTCGCGCCAGGGCGTGCCCGGTACGCGCGGCGCATGTTCGCGATCAGGCTGCGCGCCGGCAACGCGGATCTCGAAACGAAGAGCAACCTGGGCCTCGCGATCCGGCTGAAGCCCGGCGAGACGTTGACCGGCAAGCGGTTCGCCGTGAAGATGAATAACGGCCTCTATCTCCTCTACGGCCCGAGCGTCGATCAGGTGTTCGACGACGTGGCCGGCATGATCGCACCCGACGCCGCCGAGCACATGGCGGCCGAGTTCCTTCGAATTGTGGATCTGAAGCTTTGATCGTCCCGTTCCGCCTCGCCGTGTTGATCGCCCTGACGAACGTCCTGAAGACGGTCCAGTTCACCGCGCCGATCGGCATGCCGGCCGAGGAGACCGACTTCTCGCTGGAGGACATCAGCCCGCAAGAGCCGCGCGTCTTTCGAGGGCGCGTCTTGTTCGGCGACAACGATCCGCTGCCGATGATCTCGATTCTGGAAACCCCGCTCCAGCCCGATCCGAACGTGGAGCCTGCCGGCGGCTCGGCCGCGATGAATACGTGGCAGCTCGTCATCCAGGGCTTCATCCCCGATCAGCCGGTCAACCCGACCGACCCGGCGCACTTCTTCATGGCGGCCGTCAAAGCCGAGCTGGCGCGGCAGCGCCGCCGCATGGCCGGCCCGACTGACGACTACATTCTCGGGATCAAGGAAATCGACGACTTGACCTGGAATGAGGGCGTTGTGCGCCCGCCAGACGAGACTTCCGCCGTTGCCTATTTTTGGGTTACGGTTTACGTCAAGCTCGTCGAGGAGATGATGAATCCCTACGTCGAAATCTGAAGCGCGAGGACGAAAACGCGATGGATCAGAAACAGTATACCCTCGGGCGCGGCAAGGTCTACTTCTCGCGCTTCAAGCCCGGAACCCGGCTGCCGGCGGGCTTCCTCTACATCGGCAACACGCCCGAGCTGAATTTGACGATCGAGAGCGAAACGCTCGATCACTTCGATTCGGACGAGGGCGTTCGCGAGAAGGACGATTCGGCCGACCTTCAGACGAACCGCACCGGCACCATGATC